CATTTTTAACTGCTCAATGATATGAGCGTTTTGTGCTTCTTTCTCAATCTGTAAGTTAATGTCTACAATTTCAGAAGCCGATAACTTTAACACTTCTCTTTGAATATAATCTAGCGACAACAATGGAGAGTCAGCCATATCATTTGCTGTGCTAAAACGATTACCCATTAATTCAAGATGCATCATTTCAGTAACGGTAGAAGGATTAGTTAATCTTAAATCAAAGTTGTAAATGGAAGACTCATCATATCCACGCAAATAAAGATGGACAAGTGATATCTTCGCCAACTCACTGACAACAATCTTTTGAATACGTTGAATAGTTCTCGCAAATTTAATATCCTCCTGTGCTAGTGTTGACTTACCCGACAAATCTTCTTCAGCAGTAAGATAAGATTTGGGCACACCCAACGAAATAAACAATTTATTCTGTAAGTATTCTATGTCCTCAATCGCTGCAGCGTTTTCACCACCAGGCAATGTTTCAATTCTACTACCTCTATCACCACGAACCGGAATGAAGAAGTCTTCAAGAATAGATTCGGGATTATATCTCATGTCAAGATTACCATTAGATTCTTGTGTAACCGCAATTCTCTTTAGCTTGTCTCTTGCATTCTGCATGTAAGAATCTACATCTCTTGGGGGAATGTTTCCAACGTCAACATAAAACACTCTACGCTCAGGCGCTCTACTAATACGATAAATCAACATAGCATCTTCGGCCATTAACAATTGCTTCCAAACTTTACGAGAAGAATCTAACACTGACCTACCATAAGGTAAAAATCTATCATCACCTAAAATACGCAAATGAGAAACTTGGTAGTTTTCAAACACTGTATTACCTTGAGCGGTCCACTTAAACCTTAAGCTGTTAGGGTCATTATTGTATCCCTCTTCTCTTTCAATCTCACCCACCGGCATTGCGATTGCACCTAACACACCTTCCTTATCAACAATATCTAATAGATTAAACATATCACCATACTTGCACATATTTCTAATCCATGTCCATAGATGGAAATCTAAATCTAATCTTTGGTAGAGCAACTCTTCTAGCTCATGCACAATCTTATCATCATCAGAAACTATTTGTAAAATCTTCCCGTCTTCTGCATAAGTCATGGAGTCATCAGCATAAATGTCTAAGGCTCTTGTAATCTCTGGGTAGTGATCCATCTCTTCATAATCTTTTACTCTCTCTAGTCTCTCTACTCCACCAACCAAAGATTGTTGATACAACGCAGATGATGCCCTTTGGAAAGTATCAAAGGCTTGTTTCTGCGCACGTATTCCAGGCCTTTCAGTTGGCACCTTATAAGAGGCTGAACCACCTTTTAAAATCTTTTTAAGTATATCAAATCTATCTGCCATAGTACCTTCCTTTATTTAGCTGCGGTTGCATAAAACATAACTATTGCGATGACTGCGGGAATCATTCCACCAATTCCACCCCACACACCAGCTTTAACTTTTAATGTGGCTATATCAACTTGTATTTGTGTAAGCTTATCCTCAATACCATTAAACTTATCATCATGGTCATCAAGCTTTTCTATTACCATTTTTTCATACTTGCTCCACCCGTTATCATCAGCCATTAACTCATCATCCATCGTAAATCTTCTCGCTGGCCATTGCCAGTATCAAAGGTAAAGTGTTCATCCATTTTTTCCTTATCATTCTTATAGATGCCAAACTGATAAGGGGTTGATTGAAAGTTAAGACCATTTAATAATTGCTTCGTCATGTCTTCATCTTGATTATTAAATTTAAGAGTAGTTGCTCTTACATACATACCAATAGCTAATGACATTACAAGGTCATCATTATAACTAGACATAGCTTCGGGCTTGCCATTATTAAATATAAAAGTTTCCAACTCATTCTGCGTTCTTTTTGAATGTAATATAAAATCGTGAGTTCTTAAATCTTCTTCCATACGAGCCACACAAGCCGGTCTACTCTTCATACTCATAGTAAAGCCAGGCACTGCATTCTTTGGGACATTGTAAGGATCATAATGTAACTGATTAGAATTACCTTCATGTATTCTAGTTAAATCTTTTATAGTCCAATACATATTTTTATATTCCATCTCTATGATTTTCATAACCACATGATGACCCATTGAAGCATTTTCAACCACTATGTATGCATTGTTATATTGAACAGCAGTATTATGAACAAGATGAGCATAAGTATCAGTATTAAGTTTGCCCTTATACTCGGCTACTTGTTCATAATTTTCTACATCAATCACATGAAACGCCGAGAAGTCATCACCATCACCTCTCGCAACATCAGCAGAAATTAAGTATTGTTTATCGTAATCGGGATACTTCCATATCCAAAGATTTTTATCTACCCAAGTTTTTTCTTCGGGTTCTCTCATAAAGGGTCTGTAACCATTATCTGCTTCTTCTTCATCATTCGGGTGTTCTTCGTACCAACTTAAGGCTTTTAAACTAACTACATTATTACCCGATTGAAGAAAGTCACAATCATGTTCTTGTGCAAAAGCTTGATCACCTATTTTCTTTCTTTCGTTTCTACCCCACTCTTCATCTCTATCGGGATGAAAATGCCATGGTAAATTAATAGGAGTGAAAGAAATATTTTTATCACCTACCCTTTCACTAACGCCAGCGGTTGCTTCTATATAACTTTTGTGAAACCAATTACCAATACCATTAGGTGAAGACAACACTACACAATCACCACCTGTTGCTAACGTAGGTTGAGCAGCTGTCCAAATTCCATCCATCGCCTTAATAAATGCAGCCTCATCAATAATCAATAAACTTAAAGCTTCTGAACGAGCTGCGTCTGTTGCATTTGAACCAGTGGCACCAGCCTTAATCTTGGAGCCATTCGCTAATTCCATACTTTGACGATTATCAATAGTGATGTCGGACTTTAACCAAGGTGGCACTTCTTCTAAGAACACTCTTATCTTATCTACTAAGTTAGTCGCTGTATCTCTCTTCGTAGCCAGAATAAAAATTTCCTTGTTCTTAAAGAAGTTAGCCATCCAACCAGCGTAAGCAGCACACAAAGTAGATATGCCTAATTGTCTTGCCTTTAAAATAATATTATAGGAGTTGTCCAGAAAACTTTGCAGAGTATCCTCTTGGAAATCCCAAAGCTCAAAACCCAAAAGACCCTTAGTGGGATGGCGTATTTTACCATACTTCTTAATGAAGTAAATCGGATCTTTTCTACACTTTACATATTCTTCTGCTTGTGCTTTATCCATTTAACTTCTCATGGTTGATGCTTAAATAAGCCTGGTAAAATACCCACTCTGTAATCTTGCTTCTGCCACCATCCACCCGCTTCAATTTGTTCTTCAAAGTCGGGACTTCTCGTATTGGATGGAGCGCCCATTTCTTTAAACCCTATTTTAGCCGCTAAATCTAAAAACCAATCCTTACTACAAAGGAATGGATTGTTGCTCCAATTTGCATATTTGCATGGCATTCGCCACAAAACAGTTTCATCTTGTTCATCTAATTTTTCACAAATGTCAGAATTATTATAACCGAACTTTTCTTCTACTGCAAAACCTATCCACCAATTTTTTTCGGGACAGCCTTCTCGTCCTTCTTCCGAATCAATATTACCTGTGAGGTCAACTTTGCCAGCCCAATGCATTGCTTCATTAGAGGTGTGTATGTAATCTTTTATTTCACGATACTTTATAATATCTACGCTGTTTTCTTCAAGATTACGTAAACCCAATTCTAACTGCCTATAAATATTGTCTTTGTCTGTTGCTAATTCAAAATCATTTTCTAAAAACAAAACATATTTTCTACCACAATCTTCTATGCCTTTTACCATTCCCCAACCAATGCCACAGTTAACAGGATGCCCTCCCCACTCAAAATTCTTATAATCATTTTCTATCATGCTAATATCATCGTTGGCTACTTCATTAAAGAAAATAAAGTTATCACCAACTATATCCATCAAACCATTTTCTTCATAAGACTTTAAGCTTATTTCAAGCTTATCTCTGCGACCATGACTTAACATGACCACACCAATATCTTCTAATTTCATTTAAAAACCTTTCTATACGAATGCTGTAGTATTGACCGTTGGCCTCATTCTCCGTGCATCGGGTGGATTTTGTGATTCGTATGTAGGAAATGCTTTTCCTTCATCGGGGTACCTATCTTCAAACTTTGTGTTCAATACTAAAACACTATTAATGTTATCTGTGATAAAACTTTTTATTCTCTTACCTTTGGTTGTATCCCACGCATAAAGATACCCATCCGCTGATATTTCATAAGGCTCTACTACCCTTAAAATGCGTTGAGTAATTGTATCGTTAGGCTGTCTTTTTTTAGAATAAGAAATACGAATTAAATTATGAGAACCAATAGCACCTTCTATTTTTAGTTCGTTTGCTGCAGATAATGCCATGTTATACTTCCTTTAATTTCAGAATCTTGTAATCTGGCTCTAATTCGTTCTCCAACTGACTGCGGGTCATTTCTGTTTCTATCTGTGCGCGGATCACAAAATCTATTACAGGATTTTGTTCTGCCTCCGGATTAACCTTATCAACTTCCAATTCTTTCTGGCTCTTAACTTTAATATCAATTACCATAAAATCAAACTTTAATTTTCTTATTTTTTGATCTTTGTTCTTTTCGGTAGTGTATGGTATCTGTAACAGTATATCAAAAGTATGAATATTTTCCTCTACCCCATCAACTTCTTCTCTCTCTGACTCTGTTATACTAGACTCTGTAGCTTTAAAACTATCTGCATAATCATCACCCCATAATCTATAACGAGACATAATAACATCTACATCTTTTTCGGTATCTACATCAGCTAAATCGGTAATTACTCTTTTTATGTGGGGTCTATCAAAACCAAGGTCAGCAAGCCGAACCCAAATCATAGACTTATATCTTTCACGGCGTTGCATATTATTCTTCTTAATAGAAGAAACATACATTTGAATTAATTCACGAATATCTTGTTCCGACAATAACGCTTTATGTAATTTCATTTTATTCCTATATAATAAGTTATGCGAACCGCCCGAAGGCGGCTCACATATTTTG